CTGTAAGTACTTGGGATTCTGCTTTGAGTTCTTATGTAGTATTGAAAGCTGCAAGTGGATTGCTTTACAAATCTAACGTTGCTTCAGTTATTGTAGCATAATTAGATTATATAATAAATAAAAGACCGTAATGATATTGCGGTCTTTTTTTATACCTTTGTATTTATGACAATAACCGAATACATAAAAAATGTAGAACTTGTTCAGTCTAAGATATTAGATGAGACAGAAAAAATAGTTATGTCTAACGAAGACGAAATAACTAATCTTAATATTATTAAAATTCAAGAGGGTATAGGTTCTGATAATGGTTTGTTGAAAAATAAAAACACTTTATTTAGCGGAACATATTCTTTAGGCACTCAGTTATTAAATTCATCTAAAAAGGCAGGAGATTTATATACGTTTATAGAAACAGGAGATTTTGTATCTAATTTTCAAGTAGAAATGAGTCCTGACTTGACTAAAATAAATATTTTTAGTACAGGTACTGGAGGAGGTTTGAAAAAATCATTCTTTGATGGTTATTCTAATCTTTACGGATTAACCGAAGAAGACAAAGATAAGTTAAACTACGAAATAATATATCCTGAACTAATGGCTTTTATAAAACAATACTTATAATATGGGAATACCTCACAGAAAGAAAGAAGAAACAATTGAATACTACGAAAGCATTAAAGAATTAATATTATGGTCTTGGGATAGGTATTTAGCTACTAAGGATAATAATTTTTTTATAGTTGGATATGATGGAAGACAACCTAAGATAGTAAACGATAAGTTGGCTAAATTAGAGAAGACTTTACAGGATGAATATTTTATTGAAGTTAACGATAGAGACTTTAATAAAAAAATAGAGAAGTGGATGAAGATTGATAATCTTCAAACGAAATACACTATTATTAATATGATACTTGATAGAATGTGGTTAGGGTTTCCTGATTCACAAATGGATGTAAGAGCTGCTTATATTAATAAATTAAACAAGTTAGGATTTAAAATGCCATTAATAAATAGTGTTATTGGAGATGCTGAAGAAATACTTCGTATTAGAGAGGAATTAAAGGGTATTATAACGCAGATAAATATAATTAAAGACGAACTAAAGACAGATGCAGTTGTAGAGCATAGAAGCCTTAATTTGCAGCTTAAAATGATGTCTAAAGCAATGGAGTTCGGATTCCAATTAAACTCAAAAGAATTGACTGTTTCTGAGTGGATAGAATTGTGTAAAGAATTAAAAACTTTAGCAGCTAAGAATTAGTTGCTATTGCAATAGATTTTTCACTACCTTTGTAAGTATATAATAACTGGGGATTGATGTAATACACGTCAATCCCTTTTTTAGTTTAAAGATTATGGCAGATAATAGTATAGATTTAGTAGTAAGTAAAGAGGCTTTTAAACAGCTTGATGACTTATTGAAAGAAATTAAAAAAGCAGATGATGCTATTACAGCATTAAACACTAACGCTGGTAAAAACCCTACTACTCCTAGTGGTGGAGAAGCTAATGCTGCTGAAAATGCTAAGATAATAGCTCAAATGAAAGAGTTAAATGCTGAAATAGCAAGACAAGCTAGTCAGATAAAAAAACTTGAAGAGGCGAGAAAAGCTTCTAGTAGAGCTATTACTCAAGATACTATAGATAATAGAGCTTCAAATGCTGTATTGACTCAAAATCTACAGCTTACAAGTGAAAAAATTGGAGCGTATCAAAAATTAGATATACAATACAAACAAGCTATAAAGACAGCTCAAGACTTAGGTGCTGCTGAAAATAAGCTAACTAATGGTTATATTGCTGCTGCCGCTAAAGCAAAAGAGTTGGGTCTTCAGTTACAAGCTATTGATTCTTCTGTTGGTAAATATGGAAGAAATGTAGGTAATTACGCAAGTGGATGGAATGGATTAGCTAACTCGGTTAACCAAATTACTCGTGAAGCCCCTGCTTTTGCCAACAGTTTAAATACTGGATTTATGGCATTATCTAATAACATTCCTATATTAGCTGATGAGATTAATAACTTAAAAATTAAAAATCAAGAATTAGCAGCTACAGGTAAGCCTACCGAATCTATTGTAGCTACTTTAGCTAAATCATTTTTTAGTTGGCAAACTGTTTTATCTGTAGGTGTTACTTTGCTTACTTTATACGGAAGTAAGTTAGTAGATATGGCTCGTGGGCTTGGAGATGTTGAAGCTGCTATGGATTCTATTAAAAAATCTCAAAAAGATAGTAATAGTGTAATTGAAGATACAACTAGAAATATTCTTCATCAGGCTGAAGTTAGAAAAAACATAGCTAAAAGTCAAGGAGCTACAGATAGAGAGCTTTTCAATATGGATAAAGAAGCTCAAGCTCAAGTATTAAAAAACTTAGAGGCTATTAGAGATAAGTCCGTAGAGGCTTTTAATACTGTAGTAGACTATAGAAATAAAAATTATGAAGATGTAAAGACAAAAGTAAGTGCTGAGCTTGAATTAGAAGGTAAAAAAGATAAATCTTCTGCAAAATATGCTGCTTTAACAGCTCAAAGAGCTAAAGAGTTAAGACAAATGGCTTCTAGAGCTACAGATGAAAATGCTAAACTATTACTTAATGATGCTATAGCTAGAGAAAATGCTGTTAAGTTACAAGCTCAAAAAATAGCAAAAATGGCTTTCTTTGAAAAGGAGACTTCAAAACAAAGAAGAGAGAGAATGGCTATAGACTTTTCTGAAGAAAAATCTATACACGATTTGAGATTAGCTCAATTAGAAAGAGAAAGACAGGCTATATTAAATATGCTTAATGCTTATAAAATTTCATCTCAAGAAAGATTGGATTTAGAGATGGAGCTACAGGCAAAAGAATATGATATATTAGTTGAAAAGTCAAATAAAGAAAAAGCTCTTATAAGCGAAAAGGCTGAAGATGATAGAAAAAGAAATGATTTACAATTAAAAAACAGCAAAAACTCTTTAAAAGACCGTCAATTATATAGTTCAAATATTGTAGCAATTAATGATAGGGAAAAAAATGAATTGCTTACGGTAGACGTTAATTTTAATAAAGAAACTGAAAAGTTAGATGCTGAGGCATTAAAAAGGAATTTAGTTTTTAGAGCTAAAATGAAAGAGCAGTCTGTAGTTCTTAGACAGGCAGAACTTGACGAAGCTATAACTAAAAATAAGTTAATAGCTGATGATGCTGTAAAAAATGAAGAGCAAACTCTTAAACAAAGACAAATTGCGTTTGATGGTTATATAAAATTAACTAAAGAAAAAATAAAAATAGAAGAGCTATTAAAATTATCTCAAGCTGTAGACCCTTTAGAAAAACAAAAAATTGAAGAGCATTATAAAGCTATAGCAAAAGCTCTTGATAATATTTCATCACCAGTTGATAATGCTAACAAGGCTTTAAAAGAATTAGCTTCTTCTTTTGCTACAGCTTTTTCATCTTCATCAATATCTCCTACATTTTTAAAAATGTTTGAAGGTAATGAGTCTTTATTTAAAAGGATTCAAGACGGTTCTGCTTTTACTAAGGAGTCTTGGGCGGCAGATACTACTCAAATGATGGAGGCTGCTCAAGAGATGTATAATTTTATTTCAAATGCTTCTCAAGCTAATTTTGATGCCGAATACGCTAGGTTAGATAGTCAAAAAGAAATAGCTATAAAATTCGCTGGAGATAGTACTAGTGCTAAAGAGAAGGTAGAGCAAGATTACGAAAAAAGAAGAAAAGAGATAGCTATTAGAGAATTTAAAGCTAAAAAACAACAATCTATAGTGAATATTGCTATAGATACGGCACAGGCTATTATTGGAGCTATAGCTAAATCTCCGTTAACATTAGGTATGCCATGGTCTGCTGCTATTGCTGCTTTAGGAGCTATTCAAATTGGTGTTGTTGCGGCACAGAAAGTTCCTCAATATTTTGAAGGTACTGATAATCACCCAGGAGGATTGGCTTTGATTAATGATGGTAAAGGAGCTAACTTTAAAGAGACGGTTGTAACACCTGATGGTAAAGTAAGACAGTATAGCGGAAGGGACGTTCTTATTGATGCTCCTGCTGGAACTCAAGTATTTACTCACGACCAATGGAATAATGAGTTAAATACAATGATGAGAGAAAAAGGTATTTCAATGTCTAATTCATTTACAAGCAAAAGTGGATTGACGTATCAAGAAATGGATTCAATAATTGCTAAACACTTTTCTAAAATTACAACTCAATCTACAGTGATAGATAGAAATGGTTTTAATACTTTTGTATCTAGTGGAGCAAGTAAAACAATTAGAAATCAATCTCGTTACTCAGGTACAGGATTTTCAGTATAAATTATGGGAGAATTATTCTATTTAGATTTTAAAAACGACAATAGTGGTGAGGTTCAAATTAATGAACCAATCGGGTATGCTGAGATGGATTTTAATTTACAGCAAAAAGATAAAGGATATGCTAGAGACATATCCTTTTCAGGGGGAGAAGCTCAATTTAATTTTGTAAATTATAGAAACCACTACTTAGACAAGTTGCTTTACTTTAATCATTTCTACGGATTTGAAAGTAAGGTGGATTTGATTATACGTCAAGATGGTTATCCTGATGTTGTTTCTGAACTTGACTTTGCTTCAGCTATAACAGATGACTTTGAGTATTTTAAATGTAAAGTAATTCAAAAATCATCTTTACAAATTGTGAAGAGAAGGAAATCTGTAAAGGTTAATTTATTAAGCAATAAAGATATAGATGGAAATCCTATAGAGCCTTTAGTTCCTAAAAATATGTTGTTTTTATCTAAGCCTGTTTTTCAAACAGGTATATGGAAACAACAAGAACAATATAAGTTAGAGTTAGTTACCAAAGGAAATAGAAATTACACTATAAATCCAGCAGTAAATATAACGCAGTCAGATATTGACGGTATGCAGACTCCATTTGAAATTAGCGGTACTAGTTTTGAAAGTATGCAATATTTAGAGTGCCGTACAAACTTAAAGAAAATAGTTATAAAATTAAATGGATGTAGTGGTCTTTTACAGCCTGATGCAGATAATGGAGGTAAAGGTCTTATAGATTTTTCTTTATCTGTTAGATACGGAAATGATTTTGCTACAGCTAATAATATAGTTTTGCTTTCTAAACAATTACGACAAAGCTCTTCTGATTTTTCTTTCACACCTACAGATTATAACGTAGGAATTGATAGCTTAGTAAGAGGTGATAAAGTTTGGATTTGTTATCAATTTACTATGAATGAAACTACTCTTTTGGGTAGATTAGAATGTTTTGGATTTGTTAATATACAATCTATAAATATAACAGCAGAATCTTCTTCTTACAGTTCTGTAGTACCTTCATTTAGATTGATTGATGTTATGAGACAAGTTGTCAAATCTACCTCTGGTCTTGATATATCAGCCCCTCGTTTTGCTATTGGAGGAGAATTTTATAATAATAGACTTGTTAACGGTAATTTCCTTAGAAATGCTATATATAATACTGATGGAACTCAAAAGCCATTTTATATATCATTAGAAGATATTGAAAAATCAATAACTGAAATAAATGCTGACCACGAAATAGATACAGATGGTAAGGTTTTCTTTGGAACTGAAGCAGATTTTTACACATCATTCGAGTCTGGGTTTTTTAACAATACTCAGTTTTCAGAAATGAATAAAGTTTTTAATCCTAGATTTACTGTAAATGAATTTAGTTATAAATATAAAAATTATCAAGCATTAAAAGAAAATGAAGAGTTAAATTCTGCAGATAACGTTCACGGAGAGGCTAAATATGTTTTCGCTAATAAAATGGTTGAAAATAAAAAGGATATTGATATTGAATGGACTAGAGATGCTTTTTTAATAGAATCTAATAGAAGAAAAGCTATTGAAGTTTCTGAAGATACTGCTTCTCAAGACGATGATACTTTATTCTGTATCGATTCTTTACCTACTGAAGGAGATGTTTCTATAACAGAAATATCTTATTTGCAACATTCTTATGACCCTGTGTCTAATAGGCTTATTTTGCGTAGTGACGGTAGTGTTAATTTTCAATCTTTAGGTGTTACTGTAGATAGTGTATTTTATATAGCAGCTCCAGATAAAAATGCTGGCACTTATTTAGTAAAACCAAACGCTAAATCTAAAGATTCAGTAGTTGATAATATAGTTGCTACTAGTTCTTTACTTTTACTTAGAACTTCTTCAGGAGCAATTAGTGAAGGTAATAATGGAGAAAGAGTAACTAAATACATCTATATACTTGATGATGGATTAGTTCCTTTTACTAATTATACAAATCAAGGATTTACTTCTATAGCTAACTTAAATTCTTCTGAAAGATATAGTAATTTAAGATATTCTCTTAGAAGAAATATACATAATTATTATCAGTCTTATCTTGCTACTTGTAATTTATACCATAAAGATATTAGTCTTAAAAATTCATTTTATAAGAATAATGGAGAGTGTATTACAACTTATGGTGGAGTTACATTGAAAGAAGGGGATTCTTTTGTTCCTACGAACCCAATATTATCTCCATTTATGTATGAAAATATTATATTTTCAAATGTTGATTTTAATGACTTTGTTACTTTACAAAATAGTATTAGAAGTAATAGAGGATATATTAGAACTATTGATAACAACGATAGAGTTATAAAAGTATACCCTATTAATATGAAGTACGAAGTACTTAGTAAGGAATTAACTATTAAGGCTGAAGAAAAGTATGAGCCTAAAACAATGACAATAAGTACAGAAAATAGGTTTATAATAATTAACAACGAAACCTATGTTCAAAAAATAGATTGGGAATTAAAAGATAATAAATTATTTGTTTATGACAAGAGAAGACAGTTGTTATATAACGGAGTATTTTTCAATAATGTAGCAATCAATGATTCTCTAACTGATGACATACAAGAGTTTACATCTCGTATGAATTTGCTTTAATAAATTTAGTATATTTGTAAGAATATGACAGAGCCAATAATTAACATATATAGAACAAAAGAAGAAGCGTTTTACTTTAAAAATAGTCAAATAAATCGCTTCTATTCTTTTAACGGAGTTCAATTACTTCCGTTAAATACAAGTAAGTATGTTCAGGTAACAAATACACCAGACGGTATAAATTTAGAAGACTGGACTGTAAATGTTGTAGATTTATGTACAGGTGTAAAAACAAGTATTACTTCTTCATTTAATGTAGAATCGTTGACTAATTCATTGAACGGAGACCCTCAGTTCTTTTGGTCTTTAACTAATGTTCCTTATGATTTTGGGATGAATTTAATTTACCTAGAAATTAAGCAATCATTAGGAGAGACATTTTATTCAACTCCATTTTTACTGACAAATGAAGAAAAAGAAAAAACCACAAAGTTCACATACAAAATTAAGAGAACAGATACTTATCAGAGTATTGGTTTTCAAACTTGGTTTAGACAAAATGTTAAGCAGACTGAACTTACTACATATTACGAAGCGTCTACTCAACAGACTGTAACTCAAGCTGTAAAAAGAAATAAAGTATCTAAGTATGTTTCTGAACTTATGAATGTTGAGCAATTAATTGCTTTAACTGATGTTCTTGAAAATCCTTATTTATATATAGATAACGTAAGAGCTTCTTTATTTGAAGCTGTAGAGATACCTGAATTAACAGGTCAAGAGAACTTTGGATTTGTTACATTTAATGTTTCTTTAAATTTAAAAGATATTTTTGAAGGAGATTATGTAGCTCCAGTAATACCTAAAATACCTGACTATTCATCACAACATTATTCACAATTAGACTATAAAACATCATGACAGCAGCAGAAATAAGAGCATTAATTGCTTTAAACTTAGCAGACAACTCATCAATAACAGCTTTAGAACATAGGGCTGTAGAAAATGAATTAATAAATTATGCAGAAGCTACTAACTCTCAGTTAGCAGTATTATCTGCTTCATTTTTATCAAAACTACCTAAAAACGTAGGTTATATATCAGGTCTTAACATTAGTACATCAGGTACTTTAACTGTTTCTGGTAATGTAGTATCAGCTACTATAACTGACGCTCCAAATACTATTATTAACGTTACTGTACAAAATGCTATGCCTTCTATGAACTATGTAGTTAAAAGTTATGTAGAAAGTATGGGTAATTTAGATGTTGACAATGTAGCTGGAAGTGTTGTTTTCAAGAAAATAAATACAACTAGTTTTCAAATATCAGTTACTGAATATGAAAATGTAACTCAGAATTTAAAAATACATTTAGAAGTAATATCTTTAGACTAATATGGCAAATTTACTATTAATTGAAAAACAAACAGGCGGTTACTTTAAGTTCGTTCTAAATGGAGATACAGCTAACGCTATAACTTCTATTCAAAACGACTTATTAGCTGTTGGAAATCAACTTCATTTCAAAACAGGAAATGGAGCTAACATAATTAAAGAACAGTTTATATATCCTGAAGATGTTACTATTATATCTGGAGGTACTTTTACCTTTACAACTGTAGCTCAAGTATGGGATAAGTTAATTGATATTGATTACTTTGCTTGGTTAGGTGGTGGTAGTGGAATAGGTATTGATAGATTTGATGACTTAGTTGATACTTTTAAATATACAGGTAAAGCTGGAAAGGTAATAGTAGTTGATAATTCAGAATTAAAACTAACTACTATTACCTTATACAATAAAAGATTATTTACGGAATTAGAAGATACTCCAAGTTCTTTAGTTCCTAATAAAATGGTTGTTGTAAATAGCACTGGAGATGCTCTTGTTTTTCAAGACCAACCTCAAGCTCCTGAATCATTATTAAATTCTGTAGGATATTTTGATTATAATGATTTAATTACTCATACAACCCCGTTAACAGCTGTAAGTAATACTCCTTTAAAATTAACAAATGATAGTGAAGGAGCTAACACTAGTACAGACCAAAATCCTTATGGAGTTTCTTATGTATGGGATTATACTACTAATCAATTTAACTTCTCTGAATTATCAGTAGGAGATACTGTTGATATTCGTGTTCACGTTCAGATAACCACTACTACTTCAAATCAGAAAGTAAGTATGTCTGCCAAGTTTGGAATTAGTTCAGTATCTGAATTTACAAATGCTATTTACGAAAATCAATTTAAATCTTCAGGTACTCACGAAGTAAGTTTTGTAGCTCCATTTTATATGGGTTCTACTTATATCACTGATTACCCTGCTGAGTTATACTTAACTACAGACGCAAGCGCTACTGTAAAGGTTGATGGATGGTATATTAGAATCATAAGAAAAGACATTAATATAGTTACTGTAGATTATACAGTTCCTGATGCTACAACATTAGCTAAAGGTATTGTTCGTTTAGCTGGAGACTTAGGAGGAACGGCTAATAGTCCTACCGTTCCTGAATTAGCAAATAAAGTACCTACTTCAAGAACTATTAGTACTACATCTCCATTATTAGGAGGAGGAGCTTTAGGTAGTAATTTAACACTTAGTATTCAACAAGCTAATTCTACAGATTCAGGCTTTATAACCTTTGCTGATTGGAATAGATTTGACGAAGCTCATAATGATAGAATTGTTAGCGCTGCTGTTACAGGTACTACTACAAAAACATTAACTCTTAATCAGCACGATGGCGGAACTGTAACTGCTAATTGGACTGATGATAACTCAGTTACTTCTGTATTCGGAAGGACAGGAGCTGTAGTTGCTACGTCAGGAGATTATACAACATCATTAGTTACTGAAAGTACAAATAAGAATTATCAAACAGATAATCAAAAATTATATAATGACGCTACAAGCAGCATTCAAACTCAATTAAATTCAAAAGCTACAGACAGTAACGTTGTTCATTTAACAGGTAATGAAAGTATAGCGGGTACAAAAACATTTACTGGTTTAGCTAAATTCACAAGCGGAACAGGTTTGTTTGCTATTGAAATTGATGTTACAGCAGTAGATGCACTTGTTGTAAAAGATAGCGGAACTACTAAATTACAAATAGGTAAAAATGGAGAAATACTTGGAGCAAAATATAAAGTTAGTGGTGGTTCTTCAAGTCAATTTTTAAAAGCTAATGGTGATTTAGATTCTAATACTTACGCTTTAGATAGTGCTGTTGTTAAATTAACAGGAAGTCAAACTATTACAGGTTTAAAAACCTTTAGTAATATGCCTATTTTATCTGCTGCAAGTGGTGTTAATGGGCAAATTGTTTATGCTGATTCAAGTAATCAATTAAAAACAACAACAAACTTTAAGTATAACGATTCCACAGGTGTTTTAACTACACAATTGGGCGATTTAGGTTCAAATGCTTATACATCTACTGCTTATCAACCATTACTAACAAATCCTGTAACAGCAAGTACTTTTACTGCTAATTACCACGCTAAATTCACAGGAAGTGGATATGCGATAGGAAATAGTATCGTTTGGGATAATGGAACAAATGTAGGAATTGGTACTACAAGTCCTACAGAAGCTTTAGATGTAGTTGGAGCAATAAATGTATCTTCTGCAATTCGTTCGAGTGGAGAAATAATGCTCCGAAGAAGTGGAAATGAATTAAGACTTGGTAGTGGTGTAGGTGCAGATTATTCTATATTTTACGCAGGCGGTTCAGAACGTATGCGTATCACTTCAGGTGGCAATGTAGGAATAGGAACAACAAGTCCTGATGCAATATTTACAATAAACAAAACAAATACAAATTACACTGATGCATCAGCTGGGCATATATTATTAGATAATTCAAGTTCAATAGGTCAAAGTTCTATTTATTATAGAATTAATGGAACGGTTAGAGGTAAAGTTAGAGTTGACCAAATGGGAACTATGAATTACATTGCTAATGGAGGTGAACATAGTTTTTGGACAAATGGTGATGCGGGTACAGGAGCAGAACGTATGCGTATCACTTCAGGTGGATTAGTATATATGTATGAAGTATATAATACAACAAGTGGTTCAGGGGCAAATGTAGGTATTAATTCAGCTGGGTTATTATATCGCTCAACATCATCTTTAAAATACAAGAAGAATGTTGAAAATTACGAAAAAGGTTTAAATGAAATAATGCAAATGCGACCTGTTACTTATAACAGTATAAACGAAAGTGAAGAAGGAATTAAATATGCAGGTTTAATTGCAGAGGAAATACACGAATTAGGATTGACTGAATTTGTACAATATTCTGAGGATGGAACACCTGATGCATTAGCTTATGCCAATATGGTTTCTTTATTAGTTAAAGGTATTCAAGAACTAAAAGCAGAAATAGAAATTTTAAAAAACAAATAATATGACAGAATTTAAGTGGATAATTTCAGCAATGGAATTTATCAAAAACGATGGAGATTTACAAGATGTAGTAATTACAATTCATTGGAGATATGCTGCAACAAAAGATGGAGTTAGTACAGATGTTTACGGGGCAACTTCGATGCCATTACCAACAGGAGAGGATTTTACACCATATGAAGAACTAACTAAAGACCAAGTTTGTGGATGGTTAGAAGCTACTTTAGATGTACCTGTAATGCAAGAAAGTTTGGATAAACAATTAGACTTACTAATTAACCCTGTGAACGTAACTTTACCTCCTCCATTTGAGAATTAGTTTGTAATAAAAATTAGTTGATATTGTAGCATTACTTTGTAATGCTACAATAAAAATTATTATCTTTGTAACTTAACCAATAAGAAAAAAAATATTATGACACAAGAACAAGCAATTGAAATTTTAGTACAAGTAGCACGTTTAGCTCAAAAAGGAGGTTTATTATCTTTAGAAGATGCTAACGCTGTACTTGCTGCAATTCAAGTAGTAACACCTAAGGCTGACGAGGTAGTAGAAGAATAGATTATGACCGTATATAACTTTCCTAATCATATAAAAGGAGATACATTTAAAGAAAGAAGAATAACATTAGGATTTGATATTACTGATGCAATTGTTAAAATGCAATTCAAAGTATCTGATAATTCTAATGCTTTTTTTGAGTGGTCTACTGAAGATGATAGTTTCTTAGTTGAAAATGTTTCTGAAGGTATTCTACTTATGAATAAAGCTATCTTAAACTTTCCTCCAGTGACTTATTTTTATGATTTACAAGTTATAGACGCAGATGGTAATGTAACTACTTATTTTAAAGGCTCGTTATCAATACTTAATGATATTACTACATAATGGTTATAGAAGAAAAAAATATGTATGTTTATTTAAGTGTTGATAATGAAACCTTAGATTTATCTCTTAGAGTTGTTGAAAAGATAGATGAAATAATAATTAATTTATAATGAGAAGTTTAGATATAATAATAAATCGATGGATAAGTAGAAAACTTTTTGTTTTTCTTATAGGGTGTGCTGGACTATTTTTAGGTAATTTAGACTCATCTGATTGGGTTATTATAGCTACTGCTTATATTAGTATTCAAGGAGTTACTGACATTGTTGAGAAGCTATCAAAAAAATGAGTAACTTAGAAATAGAAAGATTGGATAGACTCGAGAGAAAGCAGCAAGAACTTGTTGAAGACCTAGCTATTGTTGGTAAAAATATTCACGACATAAAAAATGCTATCGTTGGTAACGAACTTAATAATAACCACGGTATGCTCTACAAAATAAACGAAATAGAAGACAGAGTAGAAGACCTTGAGGTATTTAAAAACGAAGTCTCTGTTTATGTTAAACAATTTAAAGTGGTAATGCTTATTATCTTAGGTTCTTTAGGGACTATACTGATAAAAATATTCTCTAGATAATGAAACTAACTGAAAAAGGTTATGATTTAATTAAAGAATTTGAAGGCTTTAGCGCCAAACCATATAACTGTTCCGCTAATATGCCAACAATTGGATTTGGTAATACATACTATCCTAACGGTATTAAAGTAAAGCTGACAGACAAATCAATCACAAAAGAATACGCTAATGAGATTTTTAAAGTAGTAGCTGATAAATTTGCAGCCAACGTTTTAAAACTTGTAAAATCAAAAATATCTGACAACCAACTAAATGCATTAACCGCATTTGCTTATAATGTTGGATTAGCTAATCTAGGTAAATCTACACTACTTAAATTAGTTAATGCAAACCCAAACGACCCCGCTATAGCTAAGGAGTTTTTAAGATGGAACAAAGCAGGTGGCAAGGCTCTTAAAGGACTTACTAGACGTAGAATAGCTGAATCAGCACTATACTTTACCAAATGAGATATTTAATCTTACTATTACTAATCACTTCCTGCGCTTCAAGAAAAGTAGATATTTCTAAAACAACTACAGAATCTAAAGTCGATAGCTCAGTTGTGGTTAAGACTGACGGCACGTATGTGAAAAACAATAATATATTTATAGAGCAAACTATTGATGAGGTTGAGTATAAACCATTAGATAGTTTAAAGCCAATGATTATAGATGGTAAATCTTATACCAATACCATTATAAAGTCAAAAAAGAATCGCTCTATTAAAACAGATACAACAAAAGAAATAGCTAAAACATCTTCTATAAAAAAGTTAAATGTAAAAAAAGAAGATTTTAAACAGGTAAAGAAAAAAGCCGTAGATAAAAAAGTTAATTATCTTTGGCTCATACTTATACCTATTGGAATGTATATCTATAGACAAATTAAAAGTAAGTTATGGCTGTAAAACAAACAAGCGCAGAAAAAAAGACTAAAGTTAAGGTTAGTCGCCCTGGTGTCCACTCAAAATCGGGGAGTTCCAAACTAAAAACAAGTAAGAACTATAAAAAGCCCTACGCTGGTGGGGGAAGATAAACTATGAGATACAGAATAAACGAAACAATTGCGAAACAACTAGGACTTGAGATAAACAAATCAGGTCGTTACAGAATTACTAAAGAACAAGAGAAAGAGTACTTTAAGATAAAGTCAGAAACAGACTCAAATAACTACCAATCTAAAAGTAATACTCACTTTACAGCTATAGCTGATAATGGAAGTTTAATGAATATCCAACAATATTGTGAGTATTACGGATTGGATTATTCTAAAATTAGAAGTTGGAAATTAATTACTCACTCTTCTGTTCCATTTTATAATGTTGTTTTTTACGAAACATTTGAAGAAAAAGACGATACATTTAGAGAAGACCTTATTAGAGATTTACAACAGTACTCGCCTAAGTTCCCTAAATTAGAACGCATAGAAAGTAACGATAGTTATCTATTGGTTATAGACCCTGCTGACGTTCATATCGGTAAATTATGCTCTGCTTTTGAAGTAGGGGAGTCTTATAATAACCAAATAGCAGTACAAAGAGTACTGAGTGGTGTTAGAGGGATATTGGATAAAGTATCTTCATTTAAGATTGATAAAATATTATTTATAGGTGGTAATGATATATTACATATCGACACACCTAAGCGTACAACTACAAGTGGTACACCTCAAGATACAGATGGAATGTGGCACTCTAACTTTCTAATCGCCAAGCAATTATATGTAGATACGTTAGAGATGCTGCTATCTGTAGCTGATGTGCATTTCACATTTAATCCAAGTAATCACGATTATATGAATGGGTTTTTCTTAGCTCAGGTTATAGAGGCTTACTTCAAGAATTGTGATAATATTACATTTGACTGCTCAATCGCTCACCGTAAAGGATTTAGATACCACAATAATTTAATTGGTACTACTCACGGAGATGGGGCTAAACAGGATTTACTACCGCTATTAATGGCTCAAGAGTTCCCGATGGAGTGGAGTCAAACCAAGCATAGGTACATTTATACACACCACGTGCATCATAAAACATCAAAAGACTATATTGGAATTACAGTAGAAAGTCTTAGAAGTCCAAGTGGTACAGATAGTTGGCATTCACGTAATGGCTACCAACACGCACCTAAAGCCATTGAAGGCTTTTTACATTGTAAGGTTAATGGTCAAATCGCCCGAATTTCCCATTTATTTATTCTAATGATTTCGTTTATTTTATGGTAGGTATTTATAAAATCACCAGTCCTAGCGGTAAGATTTATATAGGTCAAAGTGTAGAAATTAAAAGAAGATTTAATAGCTACAAAAGAATGTATGTAAAAAATAAAGGTGTAGTTAAACTTTATAGGTCTTTTTTAAAGCATGGAGTTGATAATCATATATTTGAAGTGGTTTGCGAATGTGAAGAGAACCAACTTAATGATAAAGAAAGATATTATCAAGAAATATTTGACTGTACTGGAGTTAATGGTCTTAACTGTAGATTAACCAAAACAGACGATAGAAGTGGTAAAGTTTCTAAGGAGACATTAGCAAAAATGTCAGAAGCTGCTAAAGGTAATCAAAATTGGTTAGGAAAAACACATACTCAAGAAACTAAAGATAAAATCTCACTAGCCAATACAGGAAGAAAATATAGTGATGAGATAAATATAAAAAAAGGAAGGAAAGGTAGAGAAAGTAACAGAAAGGGAATAATTTCTGAAAATCATCCTCAAAGCATTAAAGTTATTCAATGTGATTTAAATGATAATTTCATTAAAGAATGGAACTCGTTAATGGATATAAAAAGAGAGTTAAATTTCCATATAGGTAATGTTAGTTTATGTATAAACAATAAATTAGCTACTTATAAAGGCTTTAAGTGGGTTCGTAAATAAATATCTTAAAAAAACAAATGACACCGTAAAAGGTGTCATTTAAATTAGTATCTTTGATACGTTTCATAAGTTTTAGTTTTTTCTGGTTCTTTCGGATTGACCCCTATCTCAAGTAGGGGTCTTTCTTTTTATAGTGAGTTAAAACTCACTATCCAATGTCAGTTCTATTAATAATCATAAGTGTTTTTAATTTGTACACTATATCCTAATTCTTTTAAGACTGCCATCAATGCAGTAGCTACATCTTCTCCTAAATATCTATTATCATTTACTTCAGGGTCAGGATGTTCTAATTGCTTACCGTTTAAATACAAATAAGTACCATAATTATCACAGCAACCATCACCGCATTGATAATGCCAATTCTTTAATTCTATTTTTACCATTGTTTTTTGTTATTTATTTTTTCAATATACTCTTTCTTTATTGCAATAGCCTGTTCAAGTCTTTCTTTTATCAATTCTATCATATCTTCGTCACGTTCAACGATAATTGTATGATGATATACTTTATCGTTTACTTCTAAATAATTGAAGAAATAGGCTTTATTTCGATTCGTAGCCAACATTTGCATCTGCATTTGAGCTATATATATCTTATCAATGTTCTCTTCAGCTACTAATCTAAAGAATTTCTTTCCCTTAGGACATTTAATCTCTAAAATCGCATCGTCATCAACAAGTCCGTCAGGAGATGCTCCAGCGTGTTCGCCATAAGCAAAGAAACTACAGTTTTGTACGTTTAGATTTGGATGTACTTCTTTAAACTTAGCAAAAGCAATTGGTTCTAAATCAATACCACGTTGCATATCTTTAGAAGTAAACCCATCTTCTACTTCTCCGTACAATTGCTCGATAGCTTTATCAATAGCATACGTCTCTCCTGTTAGCCCCATACCTTTTATTCCTAATAAGTCAATAATCTTACTTGCTGTAAATTTTCCATACCTATCTTTAAACCACTCTTCACTACGTTGGTCATCTTTCCCCATAGAGATGTCTCTATGCGGAAATGTGTCATACTTTACTTCTTTCCTCATAACTTTTAATTTCTTGTTTAATAATATCTTTAATAACTGGTTCTTTTATTGAATCTGCGAAGTTCTTAATATGCTCTAGTCTTCTTTTAAGCTCTGTAACCTCTTGGTAT